ATGTCTCTTTTATCATTAGATTCTGCAAGTATACCTCAATCCGTTAGTTCAAATGTAAATATAAAAGATGCTAACGGCAATGCGCTTATCCCATATCATGTTAAAATAATAAACTCGCGACTATCAGAGGCGTGCACTTTCAACGCAACTATACCTATAGATACAAAATACAACAGCATTCCATTTTTTGAAGATGGCAATTCCGTTGATATTTATGCAAAAACTACTTCGTCCGGGTCTGGAAATACAACCAGTGAAGACAAATTGTTTTCCGGAAAAATTGACAGATCAACTTTTAATCCACCAAAACGGATCCTAAATTTATCCGGGCGGGACTGGTCAGCCAGCCTCATAAATTATGAGATATCGGGCGAGTCATTTTTAAACATGACAGCATCCGATGCCATAAGCTACCTCGCAACCCAGGTAGGACTATCAACAGACATTGATAAAACATCTGGTTTTATTGGCCAGTTTTATCAATACGAACATAAAGCACATGGCCTCTCCGGCATGCACAGATATCAGACTGCGTGGGATCTGTGTGTCGGCATGCAGCATGAATATGGATATGATCTCTGGGTTGATAACAAAACTTTATATTTCAAAAAAAGGCAGGAAAACGATAATATCGTCAACCTGGAATGGAACAATCAGACAGAAAATTCCGACAGTTATCAGAGAGCCATTCTTGATATAAATTTACTGAGCAATCAGATTTACTCTGAAGATATATACGTAAAAATATCTTCGTGGGATGCTCGCCAAAAAACAACACATTCTGCACAATATCCAGAGGACATCACCTCCGGACATGCTTTCAATTTCACTGCACCCATTGGAACAACGACAGACCAATGTAAAAATCTCGCTCAAAGACGATACAATGAGATTATGGCTCATGGGAAGAATGTAGAATTACATCTCCACCCTTATTTAAATATATCTACAAGGCAGCTTGTAAAACTAAATGGCACAGGAACTTCTTTTGATTCTGTAGTTTATACCGTTGATCAGGTGATCATTGAATATAGTGGGAAATCGATAACGAAAAAGGCAATTCTCCGCCCTAGATAGACAGAGAAGATCAACAAAATGACACAGCTGCATAATTCCATAAACATGCTTATGCATTCGCATATGAACAGAATTGGACGTGCGAAATTCGGCATTGTGAGCGCATTGGATTATAAAAATGGGTTGGTAAAAGTACGATTACAACCAGAAAATTGCGAAACTGGATGGATATGTGATGCAGCAATCTCTGTTGGAGAGGCTACCATTTACTCTCCATCACCTGTAGGAACGCATGTTTTTGTTGATACAGCCCATGGAGATGGGGATAATTATGTCGTTGTAAGCCGTGTTTTTGATTCTACGACACCGCCACAAACATTTACCTGTCTGGACAATCAGCCTGTCTCAGTCGGGCAGTTTGGTATAAAAACAGGAAATATTGAATTTTTTGTCGATAAAGGTGGAATCAAAATAATTTCCAATGTCGAAATCACTGGAAATGTAACTGTTTCTGGTGATGTGAAAGCATCAGGTATTTCGCTTGCAGATCATACACACTCAGGGGTGAAGGCCGGCACAGATTCCACAAGCCCACCACAATAAAACAATGGTTAGGATATAATAAAAATGTCCGATATATCTCATACATTTGGTTATGATATAGATATTTCAGAAACTGGTGATCTGGCCATAGTGTCTGGTTCCGATATTGGAAAACAACGCATTACGCGACGCTTATGCACCAACCCAGGTGAGTATATTTTTTGGACTGACTATGGAGCCGGTCTTCCGCAACGGATAGGAAATACTGATACATTAGGTGATATTACATCTGTTATATTAGAACAAATGAAAATGGAATCGGCAATTTCAGAATCACCCACTCCCTCCATAAAAATGTATAACTTAACTGATGGAACAAAAAAAATCAGTATACAGTACTCCGATTCAACAACGGATGAAACCACGTTGATGGAAATTTAGCATGAATCTATCTTTACAGAATTTTTCAACATTAGTTTCAAATTCATGCACGGCGGCCCAAAGCGCATGCGCGTCATTGATGGATTTCACAGCAGGTTCAGTTTCAAGATCAATATTTGAAGCCAATGCGACAGTTGCACTCTGGATACAATACTTAATTCTTCAAACCTTATCTGTCACAAGGCTTGGAACATCGTTTGGAGATGACGTTGATTCCTGGATCGCTCAATTCGGAATTTCCCGCCTACCCGCAGCTTCCGCCACCACGACAGAAACATTTATCAGTTTAACTCCCGACTCTTCATCGGCAACGGTGCCTGTCGGGGCCATCGTCAAATCATCTGACGGAAGCATACTGTTTTCTGTAACAAAAGATCAGACAAATCAATATTGGTCGGAATCATCAAACGGTTATATTCGTCAAAATGGCGTTGCATCCATTACGTGCCCTGTAGAATGTACTGTGGCAGGATCTGTCGGCAATGTCATGTCTGGCGTTCTCAATACCTTAGGAACCCAAATCTCCGGGATCGACACCTGCACAAATCTGTCAACTGTCAGTAATGGCTATGATGAAGAAACAGATGAATCCGTAAAATCACGTATTAATCTATGGTTTTCCTCACTATCATCAGCAACTTTATCGTCCATAGAATATGCGATAGAGAGCACTTCGCCAAATATTTTCTATCAGATCATAGAAAATAAGGATCCCTCTGGTTACTATAGGCCCGGTTTTTTTTATGTAGCTGTTGATGATGGATCTGGTGACATATCACTGGACAATATCAATAAAATAAAAACCTCCATAGATGCCGTTCGTGCTTGTGGCGTGGAATTTTCTGTTATTCGATCAACTACAATTTCTGTATCGGTTGTTGTTCCCATCACAGTACAGACTGGAACAGACACGACGAGCATCGAAAGCACGATTACAACCAGTATATCCGATTACATCAACAGCCTGACAGTGGGCGCTGTATGCAGCTACACAAAAATATCCAGTGTCGCTTTTTCTGCTGCCGAAAATATCGTGGAATCCATTGGAGTCATAACTGTCAATCAGCAATCCGTTGATGTCGGCGGCCAGACTGGCAGTGTAGTCCGGTTAAAAGATATTGAATTTTCTGTCTCTTATACTTAAGGAAAGACAATGGCTACCGGTGACAATGAAGATATTTTCAAACGCATTCGCTCAACATTACCTCAGTCATGGTTTCCTTCATCATCCGAAAATGCAACTCCTGTACTCGATGGCATCTTAACCGGACTGGCATGGCCCTGGGCTATGCTTTATAGTCTTCTGGAATATACCAACAACCAAACCCGCCTTGATACCAGCAGTGGGAATTTTATAGATCTGGCTGCATCTGATTATTTTGGCAGCACCTTGCCGCGCCTGACTAATGAAAGCGATTCATCGTATATAAATCGAATAAAACAGGAGTTTTTCGTCAAGCGTAATACGAGAGAAGCCTTTGAGGCGGTAAAAGCTGCAGATAGCACTATCGAAAAAATTACTGAACCGTGGAGTGCCGTAGATTGTGCCTGTTATGGGCGTGATCAATACGACGGCGCCAGTCTTTGCTATGGGTCAAGAACTGCTCCCGGGACAGTTTTCGTAGAAATTTCCAAAGATGCGTCGCTTTCTGTAGTATCCCATGAACTGACTGATATAAAATCAGAGGGAACGGATGTCGTCCTTGTAGTCAACAATTCCAATTGATCCGTATCTCACA